TTAATAAAGTCAATGACAATACAATCAGCGTTAGTATTTTCATTATCCCCCCTGTTGGTCTTGTTTAGCTCTCTCGACTTCTGCCTCTACTGTACTTGTAGTACGTGACTGTAGGTCTTTAATAAGTGCTAACAACTGCTCTGGGTCTAACTGCGGTGCTTGTCCTGTTAATTGTGCTTGCTGTGCTGTCTGTTCAAAATACTGTACTGTAGCCTGTAATGCAACCTGTGCTAATCCCTGTTGGAATTGTTCAATCGGTGGCAATATCTTATCAATATTGTTCTTCCACTTCGGTGACCATCCCTTTATAAGTGTCTTTATTAGGTGATACTTAGCCATTGGATTACCTTGTACTAACATCTCATTCATCATGGTTTGGTATAATGCTAAATCAGTAGCTTTCTCATTTAACTTATCAAAGTCAAATGCATGAGCTTGTGATTGAATAGTAGTCTTAGCTATCATCTCACCACGTGATATGTTTTTGAATGGATTCTCTCCGGTAACCATAACTGTGTTACGTGGTAGGTATGTCTGGTCTTCCTGAGAAATTTCATAGTATATCTTTAGAATAGAATTGATGTCTTGGTTAAACCCCTTGGAGAACTCTGCTACATAACGCCTGATGTTCTTGCGTGTCTCCTTTAACAGTGCAATAGTCTTATTACCTGGAGCTTTAGGGTCTAACTGGCTTTCACGCCCTGTTCTTAGACTTGAACTGCCTGATATTTCATCACCTGCACGTGATAGCTCTTGTTTGAGAATCAACAAACTCTGTATATCTGGGTTCTTCATAGTCTCAGACATAAATCCTACTTCACCACGTGTACCATAGAATGGCATACCAGGTGTCCATTGTTTGTTTAATAGCTGTTGTGCAGCGTCTGAGTCTCTTTCTACAATAGGCGTTAAAGACAGCAGGTTGGCTAAATAAGCATCTTCTAAGGCAAGGTTAAGGATAGCGTTACCTGCGATATGTATGTCTGTTAAATCCTCTGCTATACCATCCTGATAGAATCCTGTCTTAGTCTTCTTAACATAATGTGGGATATATACACAATCTAATGTTGTATAGGGATAATGCATACCACCGAGATACATCTTTTTCTTCTCTGCAATCCAGACTACAACCTTAATGTTTTCACCATCGTTGCTTTCTGAGAAATAGTATGTACATTCTAATACATCAAAGTCTTCAGAATATGCACCTGGGCGTGTCTTACCCTCATCATCCTTGATTAATTCATCTATGTTTATGAACCCATTATCCTTCTCAAGCTTCTTTAACTCATAATATGTATAGTTTACCCTCTCTATTATTAACCTTGCATCACATAATCCTTCATATCCGTTAGTTTTTAAGCGTACAAAGAAGTTCTTGTTGTCTATGAACTTAGGGCATGGGTCATTATATACTACTTCATCCTTCTCTACGTCTAACCTGACGGTCTTTTCATCCATTAATTGTTTAATTATACCTGTGAACTTAGCCTGATTATCTTCCATCTCTTCACCATGAATCAATAAGAACTCTTTAATCCCACTGTTCTCTATAATAGGCTGTCCTTGTTCATCTTGTCCTACAACTTCATTCTTACCTACGTATGTTTCAATACCTATTCTACGTTCTTTCTTAATCTTATGTATCCATTTGATAATACCTACTTTCTTCAGTGTTGCTGATAATGCAGCTAATTCAAACTCTGATTTGTATGGTATCTTCTCATCTAATCGGGAATCTACAAACTCCAATTGCTTCTCGCATACTTCATATCCATCACGTTTAGCAAACTCTGGTCTTGGTGTTATAGTCATCATAGGGTCAACTGTGAAATGAGAATCACTAATAGAACCTACTATGTCATTAAGAATACGCTTTGTTACAGGGTCGTTAAGATTAAACATAGCATTCTTACGTCTTGGCATCTTACCATCATACTGGTTGTCCATAGTATCAAAGAATGAATCCAGATGTTCGTTATCACGTTCTGCTTTTATCTTATCAAACTCCTCGTATATCTCTTTGATTAACCGCTTCTCTTGTTCATCTGATAATGATAACTTCTTAGCTGAGTCAATTAATAATGTAGGTTCTTCTGGTAACTTCTCTTTACTTCTGGTCATTACAGTGTCCATATTATCTCCTTTTAATTATTAAAACATTCCACGAGCTATTCGTTATCATCATCTATGTTTAAATTACCCTGTAATATCTCTTCCTGTATTCTTGAAGCTAATTCCTGTGATAAACCATAACAAGTATGTAAGTCTCCCCTATAATGATACCAACTTGTGTCTTTAGCACCATCATCGTACTCTTCTGTTCTCTTGCCTATAAATATAGCTGGGGTACAACGTGCTAATAACTCTTCTATTAAATCACTTGTAGGTATTTCAGCTATTGCGTTCATCAGAAACTAAACCCAGCGTTTCTATTCTCTGTTTGTAACTCATGTTTAAACTGCCCAATCTTTACATCTTTCATAGGTGCATGATATGGTCTTTCTGCTCGTACTTGCTGGAAAATAGCAAAGCATATAACTAACCCATCTTGTTTACTTGTAGAGGCTTCCGCTTTTAAGGACTTCGGGTTTATTACGAATGTCCAGCACTGGTCTATGAGGTCTTTATCTAATAAGAGAGCTGAGTTCAACCGTATCGCTTCCGCCATTCTGCTTAACATTTGAGGGCGTGTAACAACGTTCGTATTGAACCCCAGCTCTTCAGTTTTTTCCATGTGTCCTTTTGATGTCCTCACCCTCCTGTATATATTTCCGTAAGTCTTGTATATGTCTTGACATAGGGCATGACCGTATGAATTATTCTCAGGTATTATTAATGCTTTGTTATAGTAGTTCCCCAACATCGTACCCATGTGTGCTAATTCACCTACTGTATATTGTCCGTTCACTACAGAAACAGTCCGATTAGTTCTAACGTTGCCTACTAAAATACTCGCCTCATCCTGACCTATAGCTTCTGATGGGTCTAATGTGACCATATATTGTTCGTATCTAAGGGGTTTTTCATATATCTTTATACGTCCTTCTTCTAATGTTCTAAGAATAAATTTACCCTGCTCTTCAAATATCTCTCCCCTGTCTTTAGGACGTTGTTTCATTCCTTCTTGGCGTTGCAGTCCTTTAGTGTCAAAGAAGTTGCTTCCTGATACTACAAATGCGTCTTGCCATGTAGCTGGGTATTCCTGGTTAAAGATATCTATGTCTCCCTGACATTTGTTTACTATTGAATAACGTCTCCAGTTTAACTGCTCTTCTGTTAGGCTATGTGTGTGCTGTAGCTCTGATTCGTCTTTGATGAATATTTCTTTACTCATGTCTGATGTGAATTTAATACCATCTAATTGATATAACCTATTCTCTAATGGTTTGGAATATTCCTCCATCCAATACCAAGGTATGAACATAGGTATCCAGTCTGATTTACCTTGCACTGCTCTTACCCACTCATCGTAAAACTCATTCATACCATCTGCTGTAGATTCACCTATAACTATAGTGTTCTGTAAGTCCGGTACAGATTGGGACAACCCACCCATGACCCCTTTGAAATCTCTAAAGAAAGCTGCCTCCGATAAATGTACGATGTGAAATGTATGACTACGTGCTGCATCTGTATTGTCTGCTGTTGCTATTATAACCTGTGAGTGCATGTCTTCAAATTCTAATTTCTTCTCATTAGATTTCTTTAGTGTTGGTGCTAAATGTTTATTGGGGTGCTTCTCAAGTTCTGATTGGTATAACTTACTCATTTCAAATAGGTTAGATGCGTGTTCTTTTTCATCTGCCATTATAAGAGCATTGATGTTCTCTGTCTGTGATATGATAGAATATATAATTGCTTCGGTCAACGTACTGACCCCTTCCTGCCGGGCTTTAAGCACCCACATCCTGATAGGCTTGCCTTGACTTCTGTAGTATTTGATTGCATCTATGATAGCTTTTTGTGCAGAATTAGGAATAAGCCTGATTAAATCAGCAGATTTAGTCTTAATAGATAAAAGACCGTTCTCTATTAGGTAGAATGGGTCTTGACTACAAATTAATTTCTCGTCCCTAGCTAACTCATCGTCAGTTTTGGTCGGTGTAATATCCTCTAATACGGTTGACTGTTTCAGCTCTTTCCTCTTTGGTGAGTTTAACTTCCCCAGTATGTTCTACTTCGTGTTTGTCTCTCCATAAATCTGGTCTCCTGTTCTTTAACCAGAATATGATTGCTGTAGTGTCCGGTGGATAATATCTCTTGTCATGCTTGAATCCTACTGCCTTATTGTATAAACTCTTAACTACTTTCTTGTCAGCTACAAGCTTCCCACGTTCTAATGCAGATTTAAACTCCGGTTCATGTTTGTATTTATTAAGAGTAGTTACTCCTACGTCCAGGATATATGCTATCTCTTTGTCTATAAAACCAAACCCAGCTAATCTTTCAACTTCTTTTAAGGATATTGTATCTCTTTTACTTTTCATAATATTTAAGGTG